TATCTTGCCCTTGGTGGCTGGCTTACTGGCACAACGTTTGTTACAAGCTGGTACACCCACGGGTTGGCGTCTAGTTATCTTGAAGGCGCTAATTTCCTTACGGCTGCTGTGTCAACGCCTGCAGATAGTATGGGTCATTCTCTTCTTCTACTTTGGGGTCCTGAGGCTCAAGGGGATATCGTCAGGTGGTTCCAACTTGGGGGACTATGGACTTTTGTGGCGCTCCACGGGGCCTTTAGTCTGATCGGATTTATGCTTCGCCAGTTTGAGATTTCAAGACTGGTAGGCATCCGTCCTTATAACGCAATCGCATTCTCTGGACCAATTGCAGTATTTGTTTCTGTGTTCCTGATGTATCCACTGGGACAATCCAGTTGGTTCTTCGCACCTTCCTTTGGTGTTGCTGCTATCTTCAGGTTCCTTCTGTTCCTTCAGGGTTTCCACAACTGGACTCTCAACCCCTTCCATATGATGGGAGTTGCTGGTATACTGGGTGGAGCACTACTCTGTGCCATTCACGGAGCAACTGTAGAGAACACCCTGTATGAAGATGGTGATGCCTCAAACACATTCAAAGGTTTCGAACCTACGCAGGAAGAAGAAACGTATTCAATGGTTACTGCAAACCGATTCTGGTCGCAGATATTTGGTATTGCTTTTAGCAATAAGCGTTGGCTTCACTTTTTTATGTTGTTTGTTCCTGTTATGGGTCTTTGGACTTCCAGCATTGGTATCATTGGTCTTGCCCTTAATCTTCGTGCTTATGATTTTGTAAGTCAAGAAGTGAGAGCAGCAGAAGATCCTGAGTTTGAAACCTTCTACACAAAGAATATTCTACTCAATGAAGGACTCCGTGCTTGGATGGCACCAGTAGACCAACCACATGAGAACTTTGTGTTCCCAGAAGAAGTTCTCCCGAGGGGGAATGCACTCTAAAAAAATAAATAAGGGAGTTCTCTGAACTCCTTTTTTTATGTTCCTCATTCTTATTCTCTTCCAACTCTTTGGAATTTTAATGTTTATATTATCAATATTGCAAGACTTATGATAACCTCCACAACACCACATAAACTCGCAGAAATTATTAGAGATACCTGGCCTAACCTTTACAGACCAGCAAAAGAAACCTATAATACTAAAAGTGAGAATAAAAAGAATGTATGATTATTGGGTGGTGACCGATAAAACCACTGGTAGAGTTATTGCTCACTGTGGTGAAGAGAGTGACGCACTTATGTTGATTAGTTTTGATCTGGATAAAAGAACTTACAGAAAACAAAAGTTTATCATGGATCAGGTGATTACAGTAACATCAATAACAGATAAACAACTTCCCGGTCAACAAGGATTACCTGCAGCAAAAGAAGAACTTCCTTTTGTAGAACTTCATCAACAAGTATGGTTACCTGAAGGACAAGGAATTCCAGTTAACGCTAAATAACTTTCAGTTTTATAAAAAGTATGAAGTTTACAGTTTATTCAAAAGATGGTTGTCCCTATTGCACTAAAATAGAACAGGTGCTACAATTAGCTGGACTACGATACGTAAATTACAAATTGAATATTGATTTTACTCGTGAAGAATTCTATTCAGAATTTGGAGAAGGATCGACTTTTCCTCAGGTCATTTTAAATGACCAAGAGCATCTAGGTGGATGCTCAGATACTGTTCAATACTTGCAGGAGCAAAACCTAGTTTAATGAACAACAATTTTCACGAAGTTTATGGTGATGTTGAGAAAGCAATTGACTATGCTTTTAGAGGACAATTTGTTTTAAAGTTTTATGACTATTTGAAAATTCGTGGAACAAAACGCCATGAAGTTGAAGAGTTTATTCAGAGTGCCACCGCAAATGAAATCAGTAATCTTGTAATGGATCTTGATGACTATCTTGAAGGTGGTTCTGATGAAATTCATAAACAGCTTCGTGAAGGATATGGATACTTACCAAAACCTGAAGCAAGAAAAATTAGAAACTATTTGTATGGCATCCTAGAAGATGCTTGGAAGTATAGTCATGATAGACGACCTGGGCGGCGCAAAAAGCAAACTAAATAAAAATGAACCCCAGATAAACAGGGGTGTTGAGTTATTACTACGCAATAGGAGGAAAAGAGAATCAAGACCCAAAACTTTTCAAGTGAGGTTTGGTAAAATGATTTCTCTCTTTCGCAGAGAGTTTCACTTTTATATAGAATTTCACTTTGATGTTAGAAAAAAATAAAACTCTCTGGAGAAAGAAAAATGCTAGCAGTAACTCTAACCATAGGAACATTAGTTTCAATCATGTTCTTTTTTGTAGGAGGAGTAGTAGGATGGTTGGCAAAAGAACATTTCTACCAAACTCAACCTGTTTATACCCATCCAGAGATGTTTGACTCAAATGGGAATATAATACCCGACGAAATTTTAGCTGTGAGATTTGAAAACGATTATGACTACGACGAAAACGAAGAGGACGACTGAAACTGCAATCGAAACTCTTCCACCAAACCCTTTTGTTTTTGAAGTTTTAGAACTTGCTTCTAAGCAAAAAACAAATGCAAAGAAAGTAGAAGTTCTAAAAACATACGAACATGATGCTTTAAAAACAATTTTTATTTGGAACTTTGATGACACTGTTATCAGTCTTCTTCCCGAAGGTGATGTTCCTTATGGAGATGCAAACGAACAAACCACTTATAGTGGAACTCTCTCAGAAAATCTGAGAATGGAAGCTGCTGGTGGCGAATCTGCAACAGGACAAGATCTTGATGGAAGAGGTCGCACATCTCTTCGCAGAGAGTATCAGAATCTTTACCATTATGTAAAAGGTGGTAACGCAAGTCTGAATAACATTCGTAGAGAGATGATGTTTATCAATCTTCTACGGGGTCTTCATCCAAAAGAAGCGGAAGTAATAATTCTTACAAAGGACAAAAAACTATCCACTAAATACAAAATAACTCTTGATAATGTCAAAGAGGCATATCCCGAAATCCAATGGGGTGGTCGCTCGTGACAGTTGCAGCGTCTATGGAGAAAGATATGGTAGAGTATGGAAAAGATGATAACACTGTTCTGCCGAGTAGTTATGGATGTGATATCCTTCTAGAAAAAACAACTCTGGATAAAGCAAAAGATTCTTCTTTTCCAAATGACGCATACTTAATTTGGTATGATGAAGATGGTACAACTAATATTGATTTAGTAAGAGGAACCAGAGTTCGTATTTTTGATATGTACTATGACAAGTATGGTCCAGGTGCTGTTCAAAAAATTGATTTTGGATATGGTAGAACTAATCCAAAACTTTGGGGAATTAAACAACCTGAAAAAAAGAAAAGAAAATGAGTGAAGGATTCAAAGGTTTCTCTAAACCAGCAGAAGACAAGAAACTTAACCTTTATATTAAGAACAGTGGTGTTGATAAACTGATTAAGGAATATAAAAAACTTAAAAAGTATCAAAAGTCATCTATGTTTGAGATAGAAAAATTGTCTGGACAAGAGACAAAAATTGATAAACTAATCAACCAATATGGGATAGACTCTGAAGCAATTGAATAATGGGAAAGCATTACTTACTTAACTTATATGGATGCTCGTTTGTTCTTCTGGACGACGAGCGTTGTCTTATAGACTTACTAGAGAACGCAGCAATTGCAAGTGGTGCTACTGTGGTTCAAACTATCTCAAAAAAGTTTGAACCACAAGGGGTTACTGTAATTTGCTTATTATCAGAAAGTCATATTAGTATTCATACTTGGCCTGAGGAAGGTAAGGCAGCAGTGGATGTTTATACTTGTGGTGATTGCAATCCTAAAATTGGTTGCGATATGATTATTCATCAACTCTACGCTCAAAACCATACACTAAGTTATATTGAGCGTTAACTAAATACACTATATCTGGAGAAGTATATGCTCTCTACTCAATACCGTCTTCGCCTTGAAGCAATCTGCGAGAGAATTGTAAAAGGCGAATCTGTAGAGTTAAGTGAAATGATATGGGCAGAAAAACTATCAAAGGCAAACCGTTCAGCAGCAACTCTTTTAAGGCAAGCAAGACGCCGTGCAGCTAATCCTGATATGCAGGAAGGTAGTCTTGATGATTTTATGAATGCATTAGACTTGGGTAATCCAGACCCATCAAATCATAGAACTGGATTTAACGGTGCTGATGATATTATTGATTTTTTTAGTGGCGATAAACCAGAAGACTGGAGACAGAGAGATTAAACTGTAACACAAGTTACAAAACTATTTGACTATATACGATAACGAGATTATAGTATCTCTATCGTTCATCGCATTATGCGACGGAAGTAAGCCGACGCGGAACGCATTATCGTTCATCCTCATAAAGGACGGAAACGCCGACTGAAGGAACGCTCTTTAACCTAAAAAACTAAGGAGAACCCTAATGTCAAAAGTAGTATATCGTGGTGTTGAATACGACACACAAAAACGTTTGGAGTATCAACAGCAGATGATGCAGCAACCTCAACAATACAACGAAACCTATCGTGGTATTAAGTTTGTAAAGGATGGGCATAAATGAAAAAACTTAACTTCCTTCAAATCATCAAAGAGCAAAAACAAAAAGAAGATCGTCGTCATCAAGCACAACTAGCACAACTAGTAAGTGCAAAGTAACGAAGACTAGGGAGGGGCAACCCTCCTTTTTTTATAAATATCTAAAAACAGAAAAAAATGAGAACCTATAAAGAATTTATTTCTGCTCTAGAACAGTGGTCTGGTCAAGCAAATGTTAGATATGGTTCAGTGCCTGCGGTTGCAACTAATACCTCAGTATCTAAAGCAGTCGATCAAGCACTTGCTAAACCAGGAGCCCCACAGTCTGCGTCTGAAATTAAAGGACAGACTGGTGTAACTGGAAGTGGAAGCATCAGTTATTCTGCAACAGTTGGTAAGTCTAATACTAATACAAATAAACCCGAACCAGAAAAACCAAGTTCTCAAAGTAGAACACAAGCGCAAGCAAGGGTATCAACTCCAGTACGTGGTCCAATGAAACCACAACCAACGCAAATTTCTACTCCTGTTCCCCGTGAAAGAGCAGCAGCATTTATGAATAGGCAGCAACAGAATGCTGCATCACAAGGACCTAGTGCAAGATAAAGAAGTGAGGGTTGACACCCTCCTTTTTTTTAACTATAATACCTTTGTTAGGGTTGATAAAAATGGATAAAGACAAGCTTAAATTAATTGTACAAAACCTTGAGTCTCTGGTAGAATGTTTAAAGTCAGAGATTTATTCTGATGTGGATTCTTACAAGTTTCCACAATACGAAGAAGTTAAACAACACCTAACAGATTACGACGAAGTATTTTATGACGACGATGATGGATATCCCGACTGAGTTTGAGTTTATGAAACCAGAAGTCAAACTCATTAGTGTTACTCCCGATGCAGAAAAGCACATGGCATATTGTGCTCGGGTAAGTAATCCTGCCAATCAAGAAAATGAAAAGTTCTCTGGTCTTCTGAAATATTGTATTCAGCATCAGCACTGGAGCATCTTTGAGCAAGCATCAATGACTGTAGAGATCAATACTACTCGTGGTATTGCAGCTCAAATCCTTCGGCATAGGTCTTTCACATATCAAGAATTTTCGCAACGATATGCTGATACAAATCTTCTGAACAAGAATATTCCTCTTCCTGATCTCCGTCGTCAGGATACAAAGAATCGTCAGAACAGTATTGATGACATTCCAGACTATCTGAAACTGACTTTGCTTGAGGATATTAGAATGCATTTTGAGCAGTCTCTACGCCTCTACAACCGCCTTCTGGATAAAGGAGTGGCAAAGGAGTGCGCAAGGTTTGTACTGCCCTTAGCGACGCCTACAAGACTCTATATGACCGGTTCTGTAAGGTCATGGATCCATTACATTGATCTTCGCTCTGCACATGGAACTCAGAAGGAACATATGGATATTGCTGAAGCAATCCGTTGTATTTTTATCTGTCAGTTCCCTGCAGTATCTGAAGCACTAGGTTGGAAGCGTGATGGATGTGCTGATTGTGTAGATGCACCTTCTATTACTATTGAATAAATATTCCTATATTTTTATGTAACTCATGGCAATTTACCCTATCATCAATAAAGAAACTGGTGAGAAAAAAGTCGTTGAAATGAGCGTTCACGACATTCAGCAGTGGTATGAAGACAATCCAGAATGGCAAAGAGACTGGTCTGAAGGATGTGCAACACCTGGAGAAGTTGGAGACTGGCAAAACAAACTAGTCTCTAAACATCCTGGATGGAACGAAGTCCTTAAAACAGCAGCAAAAGCACCAGGCGCAAAAATTAAACCATTCTGATAGTCTCATGCCAGTAAAAAGAAACACTCCAAAGTCACCCGTACCATTTGGAATGAGCAACAAACAAATGAAGAGAAAGAAGCCCATCAATTCAGATTTGATGAGGACGATTGATCCTCTTACAGATAATCAAAAAGAACTTTTTCGTTGTTACAAGAATGACCAGAACATCGTTGCTTATGGATGTGCTGGTACTGGTAAAACTTTTATCACTCTTTACAATGCTCTCAGAGACGTACTGGATGAAAGAAACTCCTACGAAAAGATCTATATTGTTAGGTCTCTTGTAGCAACCCGTGAGATTGGTTTTCTTCCAGGAGATCATGAAGATAAGTCTTCACTGTATCAGATTCCTTATAAGAATATGGTGAAGTATATGTTTGAGTTGCCAACAGAAGCAGACTTTGAAATGCTTTATGGCAATCTTAAAACTCAAGGAACGATTAGTTTTTGGAGTACTTCTTTTATTCGCGGTACTACTCTTGACAATGCAATCATCATTGTTGATGAGTTTCAAAACTTGAACTATCATGAACTTGATAGTATAATCACTCGTGTTGGTGAAAATAGTAAGATTATGTTCTGTGGTGATGCCACTCAATCCGATCTTATCAAAACAAATGAGAAGAATGGAATCATTGACTTTATGAAAGTTCTTCGCATTATGCCTTCAATTGATATTATTGAATTTGGAGTTGATGATATTGTTCGCTCTGGATTAGTGAAAGAATATATTCTTGCCAAAATGGAAATCGGTGTATGAGTTTTATTCATTGTAATTTTTTAGGTGACCTTGAACTAGAAAAGAAAGAAAAGAATGGCATCCGTCTCTATAATCTACCCAATGGAGACTGGGTGCCTTCTATTACTTCTGTCACTTCATTTTATAATCGTCAGATCTTTGTGAAGTGGCGAGAACGTGTTGGTCTTGAAGAAGCAAATCGTATTACTAAAAGAGCAACTGCAAGGGGAACTGACTTTCACCAAGTCTGTCAAGACTATCTGGAGAATAAAGAACTTAACTGGAATGATTATCAACCCCTAACAAAGTTTATGTTTTATCATATCAAACCAGAACTTGATAAGATAAATAATATTCATGCGATTGAAAGAACTCTTTATTCTGAATACTATGGACTTGCAGGACGAGTTGATTGTATTGCAGAATACGAAGGAGAACTTGCAGTCATAGATTTCAAAACATCGGACAAAATAAAACCCGAAGAGTGGATTGAAAACTATTTTGTTCAGGAAATGTTTTATGCTGCGGCATACTACGAACTTACAGAAATCCCTATTAAAAAACTGATTACTTTAATGGTCACTCCAAGTGGTGAAGTTAAAGTATTTGACAAGAGGAACAAAGGGGATTATATTAAGTTATTAGTTCGTTATATTAAAGAATTTGTACATCACAATATTAGGTCAGATGGAGAATGAGTTAGAAAAAGTTTTAGAAAGTAAATTTTTCTGCCCGTCAAGGTTTGCTCAAGAAATTGAAGCACTTGTTCAGACTAATGCTGACATGAATTATATTGATGCAATCATATACTTCTGTGAACAGAACAATATTGATGTTGAGTCAGTCCCTAAACTGATCTCAAAACCATTGAAGGAAAAGATCAAGTACGAAGCAATGGAACTAAACTTTTTGAAGAGGAGTTCCAGAGCAAGACTACCACTTTGAGGAATAATGTTGATCTCGAAACAAGGAGAAAATTAGTTAATGAGTGTTTGGAAAGTGACCCCATTTGATACCTATAAATGTTATCTGTCTTTAAAAAATCATTTCGTAAAAGATTCATATGACTATTTCAAATACTGCGGCAAATCAAGATCTACAATAAAATCTTTCTATGGTAGACGCGATAGATTCTGGTTCGAAAAAGTTTCCAGACAAAAAACCGACCAAGAAGTTGTTGAGTTCTTTGTATCAAACTTTATTGCCTGCACTGATCCAAGTAAGCTTTGGATAGGAGAAATGATACGAGAAGGTGATGATAGATATGCAGAATGGAAGAAAAGAAATCAATCACTCTCTTATGTTTTCAAGGAAGAAACTCAAACTTTGTTTGAGAATAAAAAAGTAGATGAAGTTTTTGACTGCTCTAAAGGTCATCCACCTATTCTTAAGAAGTTCCTGAGCGGTAATATTAGTCTAGAAACACTAGTCATTTATGATAGAATATTCCTGTTCGGGAAAAATTTTGATAAGAAACTGCAAGATCCGGTGTGGGAAACCGTAAGTAAAAAAATAAAAAAGTATTCTCCTTTCCTACATATAGATGTACCACGTTATAAAACTATCTTGAGAGAAATTATTTTAGGAGAAAAATGAGTTTTTTTGATTCTGAAGTTGTTAGAGCAGAGATGACGGAGATCTCCGAAATGCAAGAGGAGATCTATGGAAGCGTTTTTAAGTTTCCTACAATGTCAAAGGAAGATAGGATTCATCATGTAGATCTTCTAGAAAAACTTCTCAACAAACAACGAGTTCTTTATACTCGTCTTTGTTTGTCTGATGATCCTGAAGCTGTTCTGATGAAAAAACGAATCACAGAATCTGCTGCTATGATGGGTCTTCCACCTAATGTTGACATGAATGTTATTTTTTCTAACATGTCCAAAATGCTTGAAGTGATGAAGGAACAGATTGACAAGACTGGTCCTGACCTGTAGAATAACTGGGTACACACAAGCCAAATCCGTACACAATCCGAGGTAATCCAATGTCTTTTGCTGACCTTAAAAAACAATCTTCTCTTGGTTCACTGACTTCCAAACTGGTAAAGGAAGTAGAGAAGATGAGCAATACTTCCAGTGGTGCTGATGAGCGTCTCTGGAAACCCGAAATGGACAAGACTGGCAACGGTTTTGCTATCATCCGTTTCCTTCCTGCCCCAGAAGGTGAAGAACTTCCTTGGGCAAAACTTTATACCCATGCCTTCCAAGGTCCTGGTGGTTGGTATATTGAAAACTCTTTGACCACTCTTGGTCAGAAAGATCCTGTTTCGGAATACAACCGTGAACTCTGGAACAGTGGTAGTGAAAAGGATAAAGAAACTGTTCGTAAGCAGAAGCGTAAACTGTCTTACTACAGCAACATCTATGTTGTAAAGGATCCCGCAAATCCTGCAAACGAAGGTAAGGTCTTCCTGTTCAAGTATGGTAAGAAGATCTTTGATAAGATCATGGAAGCAATGCAACCTGAGTTTGAAGATGAAACTCCAATCAATCCCTTTGACTTCTGGCAAGGTGCTAACTTCAAACTGAAGTTGGTGAAGAAGGATGGTTACTGGAACTATGATAAGTCGGAGTTTGATCGTGTCGCTCCTCTCCTAGAAGATGACGATGCTCTGGAAGCAGTTTGGAAGAAGCAATATTCTCTGACTGCTGTAACTGCTCCTGACCAGTTCAAGTCTTATGAAGATCTTGAGAAGCGTCTGAAGTATGTTCTTGGTCAAAAGAGTGCTCCTCGTCCCCGTCTGGATGAAGAGGTTGATGATGAGGATAATGATCGCGGTTCTTATACTCCCGACTTTACTTCACGTCGTCCTGAACCCGAACTTCCTGTTGTAAGTTCTTCTTCAAATGATGATGACGAAGACGATGCTCTTGCTTACTTTCAGCGTCTTGCTGAAGAATGATTATTGATATAATCTAATATTATCACCCTTTGCCAAGGTTCTATCCACATACTGGGTAGAACCTTCTTTGTATGCCATGATTTCTTTCATATCATTGAGAATGATACCAAGGTAATCTGCCTTTAGAACGAATATATTTCTTTTAGCATTCTCCAAACTTTCTTCGTACTGATAGACTGTAACTGGAACAGTAACATCTGATTCAATATTGTAAGCACCTATTGATTCGTCATAGTAAGTTAAAGTATAATCTTCAGGTACTTGCATTCCAGCAGGAACGATTGTAACTCCCTGACGATTCTTAACTTCTTTTGTTTCATAGTGATGAATACCACTAAAAATTACTTGAGTAGTTTTCTCATAATCAGGTTGTGGTATTTGTGATATATCTAATCCTTCTGGATTATAATAAGTAAACACACTATTTACATTACTGTATTTTTTGTAAAGATATTGATCAAACTCATCTTGAGTAAGTGGCCATTCTGTTTGAATGTTTAAAACATTATTTGCCAATAATACAACCCAATCTAATGTAGAGTCTTGATAAAGTTCAAATGCTACATTATCGGGTCTATCGTCTCCTTTGATTTTGTATCTCTCAAAGAAAGATATATTTTTAAAAATGTCATCTCTAATCTTTCCTCTTTTGAAAAGATTTTTTACACGAACATAGTCTGATATTTGAGCATTTGGAAGTCTGCTCACATAAT